CTCGAGTAGATCGTCATATTGATGACCAAGTAACAACGGTTATCAGAGATGGTCGAATTTGCCAAGAATATGAGGAACTTGCCGCTTTATGCGACGATGATCCTCAGATGGAGGAGATGTATGAGTATTGTGTTGCGGAAACAACAGCACGAAAGAAATTTCGTAGAAATTTGAGAGGTCCGGCACCTCCTCAAGACCATGAGTCTGGTTTTGATGCCGGTGAAGGGCAATCCGGCTTAGGCCAATGGATCCCGGACGTTCCAGCAGCTAATGAAGCTGTTCATCGAGCGCGTGATGCTATTCCGCGCATGGAACGAGCAGCAGATGATATGTCTACAACTGCGCGAGAAGCAACAGGATTATTGCAAAATATACAAATGTTTCTTAGTAAGTTGCCCCATCTTGGAACCAAGATGGCTTTAGATGTAGGGTTTTCTGTCGATGTTGCTGTATTGACTGTAGATTTGTTAAAAGCGTTAGCTAATGATGATCGTTGGGCTTACCCGACTATTTGTGTTAGAATTTTGCGTTTAGCAGGTTTGTCAGCGAAAGTGTGGAATGGTTTTCTTGAGTGGATTACTATCCGTGCTGCCCCGAATCAAGGTGAACAGGAGCAGCAGGGTGTGGATATTGGCTATGGAGAGGCTGCAGGCGATAAGTCTGCGACGCAAATTCTCACAGCGTTGGTTGGGACGCTAGGATTAGCTGCCAACTGTACTGATAAGCAAATACAGCGTGTTAATTCGCTCATGTTATTTTATGAGCGAACGAAGAAAGCTACTGATGATGTGCAAGATCTTAGTATGCAGTTGTTGTTTAAACTACCAGATTGTGTTCGTGCATGGATATGTTATTTGTCCCCCGAATCTTGGTTTTATATTGAAACTATTCCTGGGACTGGTAATTTGGCATTGTTGAGTGATTATTTTGAAAAGATGGTTACTATCGATGGAATTCGGTGGCTGGCGTGTGATAAGAAGGAACAGGATAAGTGCCTTACGTTTATACAAAAGTATCATGACGTTAGTGCAGAGTTTGTTGCTACTAAGCAGCGTTTATCTACTACTCATTCATCATATATGATGCGTTTACAGAGTTGTGTTCAGAAGTGTTTGGATGTTATTGATGTTACGTGTCATGTTGGACGAACGAGGGCAGTGCCTTTTGTTTTGTACTTGTCTGGCGCGCCCGGTGTTTCGAAGTCGTCGATTTCCAGTAAGATTATTCTGGACTTGACGCCTATGGAGTTGCGAGATGATAATAATTTGTTTGTTAGAAATAGTAGTTGTAGACATTATGATGGCTATTACAATCAGTATGCTTGTTATATGGATGAGTTTGCCGTTAAAGAGGAAGTCGGAGATGGTGAAATTGATCCGTATACTGAGTTTCAGAACTTGGTTTCTTCAGCACCATATCCGTTGCCGCAGGCTAGTGAGCCTATGAAAGGAAAAGTTATGTTTACATCGAGGTTGATGGTTGTTTCGTCTAACGAGGCGTATCCGCGGCCTAAAGGTATTAAATGTGGACCTATTTGGAGACGACGGAATGTGTTGTGTGATGTTCGTGTTAAGCCGGATTATTGTGTGATCGATTCTGCTGGTAATAAGACGAGTCGATTGGATGGTATCAAGTGTATTCGCGGCGCAGGTGGTGACGCCACTAAGTGCATTGAGTTTGCTGTGTTAGATCCTAATCAAAAGGCTTTGAATGCTACTGAGGAGTATCTTGACTACGACGCCTTTATGGCATATGTTGTAGCTGAGTGGAATCGTCATTGGCAGTGTGAGAAGTCACGTATTAAGACTTATGAGAGATATCGTAGTGACCCGCCGTTGGTGGAGGCTATCAATATTGCAGATGTTAATATTTCGCCGAGGCTTCGTGAATTGTATGCCACGAATGATGACAGAATAGACCAGTTCTATAAGGATGTTGTTGTTTGGGAGACAGCAAAGAAGCTGCACGAAGCAGCTATGGCTGAGAAGCGTATGCGTGATAAACGTGGTGAGAAAATCCTCGACACTGATGTCGGTGAAGGGCAGATGCAATCGCCTGATGCGTATGAGCCATGGTATGAAGCACAAGAGCAACCATATCGGGAAGCTCCTCAAATTGTGCAAGAAGCCGTTACTGGTTTTGTTTTGGAAACATGTGGAGTAGCTAAGTTTCAAAGAGCTACCAAGGGACATTTAGATCCGGTAGTTAGTTTGCAAGAAGCGGCTAACCAGCCTATTCTTGGACCAGCTGATATTGAGGCGCGTAATCCGTGGAGCCCTACTTATGAAGATGAGGGGCCTAGATCTGAATCTGAGTTTATTGATGAAGTTAATGGAGTCCATTATGGCGAGCGTTACCCTAAAGAATCAGAGATGAAGTTTCAATTTACTGCTAAGGGTGTGTTTATGCTCGTACGTGGTATGTGCAATTGCGTTTCATTCTGGTTCCAAGTGTATCAACGGGGATTTTGTAAGACCCTCGCTTTTCATATGGGAATGGAAATAATTCGGCAGCACTGTACTGGTAAGTGGCTTATGTTTGGCTACATGTTGGTATTCGCAAGTACTGCGTATTCTATTTACAGTATGTATAAGATCATATCTGGGTATCTTGGCAAG